GGTATTTTTGGTGGTGTTTCAGATGTGCTTTTTGGGAGTCCTCCTAGTCCTCCTCCTGCGCCCGATTATACTGGGGCGGCACAAGTAACAGCTACTGGTAACTTAGATGCGGCAAGAGCCGCTGCTGCTGCTAACCGTGTTAATCAAGTAACTCCTTACGGTAATCTTAATTACGCTATTACAGGGGCTGATCCTTATGGAAATCCTACTTGGACAGCCACAACTGCGCTTAATGATACTGGGCAACAACTTTTAAACACTCAAAACAATACTAGTTTAGGTCTTGGTCAAACGATCAATGCTCAATTAGGTCAAGTACAAAAAACAATGGGTCAGGGTTTTAACCCGCAAACAGGCCCTATTACTACCAATGTTGGACAAGCTAATTTAAACCCATTAACAGGTCAAGCTAATTTACAAACTGTAGGTCAAGGCCCACAATTTAACCAAATGGGCAACGCAGCACAGTTACAAAGCAGTTTACAAGATCAAGGCATGGCAGGTTGGGATAGAGCAAATCAATTATTGATGGCTCGTTTACAGCCACAAATGGACATTCAACAACGCAATTTAGATGCTCAATTAGCTAATCAAGGCATTGTACAAGGTACTGAAGCATACAACCGAGCCAAAATGGGCTTAGGTATGCAACAAAATGATTTGTTAAATCAGGCTCAGTTGTCGGGTTTAAGTGCTGGTAATACTTTGTTTAATCAAAATTTGCAAGGCGGTCAGTTTACTAACCAAGCCCTTACACAGCAAAATCAAAACCAATTGGCAAATGTTGGCTTTAATAACCAAGTGGGTCAACAAGGTTATCAAAACCAATTGGCTGCACAAGCGGCTAATAATCCTGCATTGCAACAAATGTATAGCAATTCACAGGCACAACAACAAGCTAACAATGCTATTGCACAGCAACAGTTTGGCAATCAAATGGCTAATGCTAATCTTGGAAATCAAGCCCAACAACAGCAATATAACCAAGCGCAAACTAATTACAATATGCCACTTAATACTTTAAGTGCATTGCGTACAGGCGCACAAGTTCAAAATCCTACTTTTGTTAATGCACCGCAACAAGCAACAACCGCTGGTGCTGACATATTAGGAGCAACAACGGCTGCTGGTAACTACAACCTTGGAACTTATAATGCTCAACAAGCTGCTCAATCTAACCTTACAGGTGGATTAATGGGTCTTGGTGGCTCTTTGGGAGCGGCAGCAATTATGTCTGACATTCGCACTAAAGAAAATATTGAGCCTATTGGCGTAGCTAATAACGGTTTGACTGTGTATAAATACGAATACAAACCTGAGTTTAGAGATCACGAATTGGCTGGAAATGGCGTTCATTATGGTTACATGGCTCAAGAAGTTGAGCAAGTCTATCCTTATGCAGTTCATACTTTAAATGATGGCTATAAAGTCATAGATTACGGAATGCTATGAGCCAATACATTACTGACATTGCGCCTTACTTTGCTCAACAAGATCAGCAAAATCAAAACCCTGTTTTTCAAAATGCTGGGGCGCAACAATCTTATATGAATCAACAACTTGCTCAAGGTAATCAATACGCACAACCTACAAGTCATGGTAATAAGTTTGCAGGATTAAGTCCTTTAGCTATGGCCGCAATGTTGCGTAAAAAAGACCCATACGAACAAGCCCAACAAGCTATAGATAAGTATGGAGCAGAAAATGTATATGGATTTGGCGGTCAAGGTCAAACACCAACTAGCTGGAATGGAGAACCTTAATCATGGCAGATTTTAATGTAGCCCAAGCAGGTGCTTTATCCCCTGAAGAATATGCTCAACAGCAAGCCTTAAATCGTCAGCAACGCTTTGCTGAAATGTTAATGCAACAAAACCAGCAACCACAAGGTCAAATGATTAGTGGTCGCTATGTAGCCCCATCTTGGGCGCAACAACTTCAAGCACCTATAAATATGCTTGTTGGTGCTTATCTTGGTAAACAAAGTGACACAGAAGCTGGAAAATTGGCTCAAAAAATTCGTGAAGCTAAAAGTGCTAAAGAAGAAGAAATTGCAAACTACATTACTGGTACACCCGAAAAGACAACAGAATTGGCTGGGCCTTATGCTGGCAATGTTCCTATGCCTACGGCCTTTGCACCAGCAACAAAGCCTAATTACGATGCCGCATTAAGAGCGATCAGCACAAATAATCCTTATGGCGTAGGTAAAGAAGAAAAAGCTGCAATTATTGGTAGCAAAATTGTTAAACCTACAGAATTACAACAAAACTATCAGGCTTGGATTGATTCAGGTAATAAAGGTTCTATTATTGATTATCAACGCCAAATTGCTAACCTTAAAGTTGAGCATCCAAGCTTTAGTCATGTTGAAACTCCACAAGGTATGTATGTTCTAAATAGTCGTACTGGTCAAATGATGCCAGCTATGGATGCACAAGGTAAGCCGATTATGGGCAAAGGTAGAACTTTGACTGAAGCAGAAGGAAAAGCAACTACCTATCAAGGTACGATGATGAATTCTGCTAAAGAAATGAAATCTTTAGAAGATAAAGGATATAACCCTGCATCTTTCAAAAATCAAGGGCAATTATCCGCACCAATCTCAGCTAATGTTTTGCTTCCTGCTGATACGCAACAATATAAACAAGCAATGGATGGTTTTGCTAATGCTTATTTGCGTTTTCAATCGGGTGCAAATATGGCTCAAGATGAAATTCAACGCAATTTACGCAATATGATGCCTGCATTTGGCGATAAACCTGACACCATAAAACAAAAAGCTGATGCTAGAAATGAAGCTATTCGCTTTATGAGTTATTCCGCAGGACAAGGTGCAAATATGTTACAACAAGCGGCTATGCCTAATACGCCTACTGCGCCTACTATGCCCGCTGCTAATCCTGCAACTCCATCAGCAAAAGTAGCAACACCACCAATGTATGCTACCAACGGTAAAACAAGAATCGTGTCTACCGATGGTGGAAATACTTGGCAACCTGTTGGGGGTCAATAATGCCATTACCACAAGGATTCCAATTAGAAGGTTCATCAGGTCTACCTGCTGGATTTCAAATTGAAAAACCATTGCCTGAACAGGGCAATATGTATACGCAATCTGCACAGGATATTCAATATTCCCCTGAAGGCATACCGCTAAATACATCTTCTTATGGTGCTGGCCCTACAGGGGCTACAAAATCAGCACAACAAGCTTTAACTAGCACCGTCAGTCTGCCTATTAATGTGGCCACTGGTATTGCTAAATCCCCAGCCGCTTTAATGCAAGCCTATGACAAATTAATTGGTGGCGGTAAAACTGGCGATAACATGGTTAATGCTATCAATCAAATGGAAAAAGGCACACAAGCCCAAATGGGCGATGTTGGTAGTGCCGTTAGTCAAATTGGTAGTGCCGTAGGCCAAGCTGCACCTTATATGGGATTAGGCACGACAGGGATGATTCCTAGTTTTGCTCAAAAAGTAGCACAAGGCGCAGGAATGGGTGCTTTATCAGGCGTTTTAACCCCTGAACAAACAGGACTTAATCCTGAACAATTCAAAGAAGCAAAAGCCCAAAATATTGGCATTCAAGGTACTTTAGGGGCTGCTATTCCCGTTGTTGGTGGGATGCTCAAAACTGGCTACAATGTCGGAAAATCATTAGTCGAGCCTTTATATACAGGCGGCAGAGAAAAGATCATTGGCCGTGCATTGAGAGAATATGCTGGTAATGAAGCTGAAAAAGCCGTAGCCAATTTAAAAGCTTCTAAAGAGTTAGTAAAAGGCTCTATGCCTACCGTTGGTGAAGCTGCTGGAGTTCCTAGCCTTGCTGCCGCACAAAGGGCTGCTACTGCTGTTTCTCAAGAAGCTACTAATACAATGGCTGCAAGACAAGCTGCTCAAAATGAAGCCCGTGCTGCTGCATTACATCAAATGGCTGGTACAGAAGGTGAAAGAGCCGCATTAAATTTAGCTAGAGAAACTGCCGCAGAAGATTTATATAAAACTGCTTTTGGCAAAAAAATGAAATTGAACCCTGAATTAACTAAAGAAGTTAATCAATTAGTTCAAACTCCCGCTATCAAAGATGCAATGAAACAAGCTCAAGTTAATGCTAAAAATTTAGGTATTGATATTAATAATCCTAAAGGCAGTATTCAAGGGTTACATCAAACAAAATTAGCTATTGATGATGCTATTGATCGCCTTAAAAAGCCTGATATGTCTACGGCTGAAAAGAACAAAATGGCTGGTTTATTGGCTGCTAAAAACAGATTAGTTGGTTTTCTTGAAAATAAGGATATTAGCCCTGAATACAAAACAGCTAGAGAAACCTATGCTGCAATGTCTAAGCCAATTAATGAAATGGATGTAATTCAAGGTATTGCTAATAAAGCAATTAATCCATTAAATGAAAAAATGTATGCTGGCAAATTTGCTCAAAACTTAGAAAATATTGCTCCTAATACCGTTTCCCCTGAAAAGCTAAACGCTTTAAATGCAATTAAACAAGATTTGGCTCGTAGTCAGTTTGCTGAAAATGCAGGGCGTGGAGTAGGTTCTGACACTATTCAAAAACTTGCTTATGGCAATATGCTTAATCAGATTAACTTGCCTAATTTACTTCGTAGGCGTGGTTTAGCTGAAACTGCTGGCAATTTAATGGCAAGAGCAAGCGATGTAGTTTATGGAAAAGCTAATAAAGAGTTGGCTAATCAATTTGCTCAAACTTTACTTAATCCACAACAAGCAGCTTCTTACATGGAAATAGCTAAAACTGTCCCTAAAGGCACTAAAATGACTGCACAGGCAGCAAAAGAAATGGAACGAGCAAATTTAGCAAAAATGTTATTAATGCAATCTGCTGGAACATCAGCACAATAAAGGAATAAATTATGTCCCGTAACGGATCAGGAGTCTATACACTCCCAGCAGGCAACCCAGTAGTCACAGGTACTACTATTACAAGTAGCTGGGCTAACACAACTATGCAAAACATTGCTGATGGCCTTACTCAATCTGTTTCGGCAGACGGACAAACTCCTATGTCAGGAGCATTAAATATGGCAACAAACGACATTAATAATGTTGGTACACTAACAGCCTTAACAGGCATCTTTGGCGGGACTTACTAAAATGGCACAGACAGGCTACACACCAATTTCGATTTACTACAGTTCTACTGCTAGTAATACTCCTACGGCTGGTAACTTAGTTGCTGGCGAACTTGCTATTAATACGGCTGATGGAAAGTTGTTCTATAAAGACTCTGCTGGAGTAGTTCAAACTTTAGCTTCTAAAGGTACTGGCACTATTGGCGGTTCTACTACTCAAGTCCAATATAACAATGCTGGTGCTTTTGCTGGTTCTGCTAACTTTGTTTGGGACAATACTAATGCTTATTTAGGTATTGGCACAACTACTCCAACAGTAAGTTTAGATGTTAAAAATGCACAATCTATTATTCGTGCAACTTCTACAACTGGTACAAATACTTCTTATTTAACAGCAAACAATACTGGTGGATTTATATATTTAGGTCGTGAAAACAGCACAGGTGCAACTTTTGGGTTTGGAGCATATTCTTCTGTCATTGTTTCAACTGGAGCATACCCATTAGTTACTTCAGTCAATGGCGCAGAAGCTATGCGTATTGATAGCTCTGGTAATGTAGGTATTGGTACTAGTAGTCCTTCTTCTAAACTATCAATATCTAATTCAGCAAACGCAACAACTGCATTAATTTCAGTTACGAATACAAATTCTGGAATTTCTGCAAGAAGTATTGTTTCATTTACTAG